CTTCTGTCAAGTAACCTGCCTGAGCAGCACGGGCTTCTTGAAGAGCTTTTTCTTGGTTTTCAAGAACAACAGCCGTTACCGACTTTCTATATTGATCATGAATTGTACCGGCTGATTCTTCGTTCAGAACCGGTGCCCACTTTTCAGTAAGCGATTTGTATGCGTTAGACATCTTTTGTCTCCTTAGTTATTTGATCTGATTGCAGTCAGATATTGTTCCATACGACCAGTTGTAGCTTCTACAAGATCATCACCATCTTCACTGTGAACTTCTTCAGTAATAGAAGTCATTGTAGCAGCCATAGGAGCTTCTACTGGAGTGGTTTCTGAAAAGTAAGATTCGACTAGCGTATCTACTTTATTTGCAAATGCTTCAGCTGATTCGAAATCAATCGATTCTGCAAGTTTGGTTAGTTTATCGGCTTGAGTTCCGGCAAGACCATAAGACGCATTAGCGATAATCGCCTGACGTTCCATTTGCTGCATGCCAGCTCTCATTTCAATGATAGTAGCTGTTTCTTTATTGAGTTTTTCTTCCAGAGCAACAACTTGCTCGGCAAGATCATCGACAAGATCAACTTTGGACTCTGGAACTTCAATATAAGACTCGGTGAACAGATCTTTCAAACTGCTCATAAATGTCTCAGCGATTTCAGTTCTAAGACCGGTTTCAACCGCCAGTCTATTTTCTTCCATCCATGTTTCAACAACGTAATTTAAGTAACTATCGACTTTTTCGACAAGCTCTTCACGTGCTTCTGTGACAGCTTCAGAGATTTCGGAGGTATATTGCTCTTCTAGCTCTTCAACTTTTTCGGCGATAAGGGTTGCAGTGACAAGTTCCATATCTGCAGCTTTTTCCATAATTTTGGAATTAACAGCAGCTTCAAAAATTGTAGAAGCTTTACCTTTAAAGTCGTCTGAAAGAGTTGCTTCGGATTCAACCAAAGCTTCCAGATCGTCATCAAAGTTATACTCTACCAATTCTTCATCGGACTCATCTAGATCCAAGTCAGCGCCAAATGCTTCTTGATACAATGTATTAATAACATCGGCCGGCAAAGCTGCCAACTTAGTCATATTTTCCATTTTGTTTCCGTAACTAGCATTCAGTTTTTGCATCGGGTCTTGACCGGAAGTATCGCCAACTTTTGCTTGTTTAGCTTTAGTTCCGCCTGCGCCTTTTTTAGTTTCGACATCAGGTTTAGTCTTTTTCATACCATCGTTTTCGGTATGATCAGGCTCTGGTGCCTTACCTTTTGTAGTTGGTGCCTTAGCCTCGTCCACAACTTCCGTTGCTTCATCGAGGTCGACATCCTGTTCGTAATTTTGATCAGTCATGTTTTGACTCCTCTATTATTTAAGCAACGAGAGGAAATTCTTAAACTCACGAGTTTGTACTTCATACAATCCCGATCGTGGAGCTTTCTTAATTTCAGTCTCAATCTTTTCAATGTCTTGAGCTTCTATCACACCATTGTTCCATACCCAATCGACCCCCTCCATAATGCCATTAACAAAAGCTTCTGGGGCGGATGGATCTTGAACAATGTCAACCGTTGCTAACATAAAATCATCTTTTACATAGTTGGTTCCATTACGATTCTCTAGACTTCCCATACCACGAGTTGATACACCTAGTTGAACGCCACCATCGAGTAAACCTTTAACGATCTGCCCCATCGGAGTGTCTAATATAAGTGCCTTACCCATCACGTTATTACCGTCCCAATTTAGTTCGGTAATGCGATGGGATACTTTGTCTAAGTTTACAGTGGGACCATCTGGATGGTTCAATTCACCGACTGCTCTCTTAGGAATTATTTGTTCCTTATTATACTTTGCTACTGCTTTTTCCATAACCGGTCTTGGATAAATCCTACCATTACGGTTCTTGCTTTCAGCTTGCGCAAAAATACCTTTAATCACATGATTTTTTCCACCGGCTTCGGTAGCTTCTGTCATATAAGATATTTCTTGATCTTGGTATTCTGCAATTAATTTCATTTTTATCCTCCAAGATATCCAACTGGCACTAATTTAACTGTTGTTGCTGCCGCGAATATTTTCTCGTCAGAATTTTTATATAAGTAAATTACTTCTTTTGGTCCAATAGTAGCAGTTCCAATAGTAACGCCTGCTGCCGTACAACGCGTTACTAAAAGACTAGCAGTATGGCTATTGAATACCCTTACACATTTTGCGCTGGAAAGATTGGTTGCAGCTCCATGCGTAGTAGCCGCATTTACTTCTGAACCCATGAGTGTAACCATTGTCATATTATCTTCCTTTATACTGCTTAATGAATTCTTTAGCCATTGCCATAGCTTCTTTTTCATTTGGATATGTGTCTAATTCATCGCCGTCAATCATTGTTTTAAATTTATTATGTGCAAGTTTATGAATGACTACATTTTTGCGGTCAATCTTTACTTTTTTAACAATTGTAGATCCAAGTAAAAGTTTACCTTTTAGATCTTTAAATGTCTGCATCTACTGTTTCCTGTTCGTTCCCATACATACTTGAAGCTATATTAACTCTAGATTGCTCAATTGCATCATTTAATCTATCATTTAATGATGAAGAAAATATATCTGCAGCCGAACTATAATCCTCTTCACCAATAGCATTTACCATATCTAATATTGGATTTTGTTCTTCTTCTGTTTCATCAATATCCATATCTTCTTCTGCTGTAGTTTCAATTTCATCATCAATTTCAAGTTCGGGATCCATGTTATTCTCCAATTGCTTTAGTTATATTTATACTTTTTAATCTTTGAGTTATCATTTTATTTAGATTGTTTACGCGCAGCAACTACATTTTGACCTTGAGGCGGTGCCTGTGGCTGCTGTTGAGCCATTTGATTTGGATCTTCTTGTGGCATCTGCTGGTTAGGATCCATCTCTGGCTGCTGTTGAGCCATTTGATTTGCATTTTCTTCGTTTTCTTTTTCTACTTCGTCCTCTAAGTCTTTCATTTCTTCTTCACTTAATTTAAGAACTTTTTTCATAATCCAATCTTTAGTGAAATAGTCTCCAACATATGGGTTAACCATGTCAAGTGTACCAAGTCTTTCTTTTAGAATTTCTGTCTCTTTTAATTCGGCAAAATGATTATCTTTATTATAATCAATTTTAATATCTCTTTCCCACTTAGACCAATCAGCTTCAGTTATAACTTTCTTAAGTACAAGCTGTTTAGCAAGAATTCGAAGAAACAATTGAGAAAACCTATTGCGAAGTCTATCAATAAACTTTTGAAATTTTACTTCGTCTCTACTGATTTCAGTTGATCGTCCTAATGAAAACTGACTTTCTTGTTCTAACCGTGCGATTGGAACATTAAGAGACTTATATAAACGTTTTTGAAAGTAAATGATGTCATCAATCTGTCCTAGGTTATCGCCACCTGGAAGACTTGAAATCTCAGTACTTCTATTACCTTCTCGGCGTGGTAACCAAAAATCCTCAAGCATTGACATATGTTTACGATCATCTCGTAAGTCACCTGTATTAGCATCGTATACTAGTTTATTACGATATTTAGCCATAATATTTTTCATGTATTCTTCGGCTTTACCCTTCGGAAGGTTGCCAACATCAATATAAAAAATTCTTCTCTCCGGTGCTCGAGCTAGTCTATAAATGACAAGCGAGTCTTCCATCATTCTTAATTGATTAACTGGCTTAATAGCCTTTTGTAAATGCGAAAGAACCTTCTTTCTTTGATGATCAAGTAATCCTGAAGTAAGATAACTAATAGAATCTTCAGTAAATTTTACTGCCTGTTTATGCTGTCCTCCAGGAGCTTCTTGATATACATAATATTCTTTTACATTTTCAATAATATCAGCATTTGTTAGCTGATCTTTTTTCTTCTTAATCTCTTTTACTTTACGCATTTTTGGAGCATCAATAAATCGAATATCTTGAATACCGACTTTTTCATTACTTGGATCTACCACTAAGTGATGATAAATTTTTCCATCAATATACCATCTTCGGAAGATATCATGGCCATCTTCTGCAAAATTTAACATTCTTAAAATATTAGAAAATTCTTCTGTAATCTCGTTTTTAATTTTCCCACTAGCTTCAATATCATCTAATACAAGACTAACACCTGGTGTCTCATCGTCAATAACGATTGATTCATTAACAATATCTTCAATAGCTGCATCACATTCTGGATGCTCAGAAACTCCACGATATTTCATTATTAATTGATAATTATCTTTGGCTCCAGTTCCATCAATATCAACATACTGACCATAATGTCCAGCCCCTGACGCAGTTACGTAACCTGCACCGTCATCATCTTTTGCGGTGACAACTGATTTAAGCTTTTCATCTTTATCTTTCGATCCAGCTCTTTTGATTTCAAAACCAAAAAGCTTTATCGTGTTATTATTGTCTGCCATAATTAATCCTTTAATAACTATAGTAAGGGGGGATCAATTCCCCCCTGTACCCTTTCAATTAGTACTATTTATTACTCAATTAAGAAGTAACTTTTGCACCACTAGCTTCTCCGCCAGAGAAACTCTCCCAGTAATCAATCCTAAAATCAACTGAAAACTCTTCGATTTGATCATTAGTTGCATAAGAAAGCTGAATAGCTGAAACGTTAGTTGGGAAACAACCTCTAAATTTATAAGTATAAAGTATTGTTTCATTCTTATCTAATTGATCTACTGTAAGATCAGCAGTATAATCTAATGGAGAAGTTACACCAGTGTTTGACTGGTGTGCATTCATGGAGTTCATCCAAGTTTCCATACTACGTCTTACTTCAAAGTTAGTATCGTTGATTACGTTAACGCTCCAAGGATCAAATGTTCTGTCACCAGCCATAAACGTTTGTCTACCTCTGTACGGAATTAAAACCGTCGCCATGGTTGATGCCGGTAGTTGTCCGGCATTACACATAAACGATGTTAGTTCAACATCACCAGTCATGATTCTTGGATAAGCGAGAGTGATTTTAAACAGATTCGGGCGAGCGCCTCCACCTGCTAATTTTGCTTTAAATTGGTCTACACCTAAAATTGCCATTTTATTCTCCTATCCCCTTATGTAGCCTGACCAACAACTTCTTCAAACGAAACACCCGTGCGAACCGCAACGAAGTTAAGAGTGATGAAGTTAATGGACCGTGCTGGTTTAATAAAGAGACTTGCTACAAATTGATTTGTATCAATAATCGATGGGGTGTTATTAGTTTCGTCGGCAACTAGCCTAAAATCTGTAATACCTCTTCGACCCTTTATATCTCTCAAAAGTGGTTCAACAATATTTACGAATTCTGCCCTCGTAAATTCATCATTGAATTCGAACAGAATATTTTTAGCAGCTTCTGCAATGGCTCTTTCGATAACCAAGAAGAGTCTACGAACATTAATTCTGTCAAATGCTGATGGCCTGTCTAAGTGTGTTTTATCACCAAATAACAGAATCCCATTTCCTGGTATATTAGTAACCGGGTTAATACCAGCTCTATAAAGCTGATCTCTTTGAGATTTGTTTGGTGAATAAGCTAGTCCAGTTACGCCAAAATATTGACCCC